GTGCAACTGCGACTGCCGCAACGACTGGGAGCGCGAGCAATCATGATGATGGCCCTGGGCTTCTTCGTCTTCAGCCTGCACACCGCCGCCTACCAGGAAATGCAGCGCCAGCTCGCCTGGCGCCACGCCAGCGTGCCGCGCATGGGCGACCGCCCGGCCAGCCAGTACATCGGCCCGGATGACGAAACCATCACCCTCAACGGCGTGCTGCTGCCCGAGCTGGCCGGCGAACGCCTCAGCCTCGACGTGCTGCAGGCAATGGCCGACACGGGTGACGCATGGCCGCTCATCGAAGGCACCGGCCGCATCTACGGCCTGTACGTCATCGAATCCCTGCAAACCACCCGCACCCTGTTCTTCCAGGACGGCGCCGCCCGCCGCATCGATTTCGCCATCAGCATCAAGCGCGTCGCCGACACCGGGCTTGAACTCGGCAGCGTGCTCGGCGAACTCCTGCTCGACCAGATCCGCTAAGCCATGGCAACCAAGCACTTACCCCATGTTGCCCTCATCGACGAGGGCAAGACCCCGCTCGAAGGCTGCAACAGCCTGCGCAGCGGCGACACCCGCCCCCGCGGCATCCCCGTCACCTACCCCGTGCAGCACGGTTGGACCGACGACGGCCGCCGCAACATGCGCCCGCACACCCACACCCCCACGCCCATCAACTGCGGCCACCTCGGCCGCGCCACCGCGCCCGGCTGTGCCGGCTGCGCCAACCAGCACCGAAACTGATGCCCTATAACAAGCCTGCTTACCGCATCGTCATCGACGGCAAGGACATCTCACCGACAGTCCGCAACAGGCTCGAATCGCTCCGGCTGACCGACAACAGGGGATTCGAGGCGGACATGCTTGAGATCAACCTGGATGACACTGACGGGCGCCTCTCTATTCCGCCGCGGGGCGCCCGGGTGCAGTTCTGGATCGGGTGGGAGGGTCTTCCGCTCGAAGACAAGGGCGAATATGTTGTCGATGAAATCGAGCACTCCGGATCGCCCGATGTCATGACGATTCGAGCGAGCAGTGCCGACCTTCGAACCGGCGTCAGCACAAAAAAGGAACGCAGCTGGCACCAGCAGAAGCTCGGCGACATCGTTCGCTCAATCGCGGCGCAGAACGACCTTGTCCCTGTCGTCGGGAAACAGTTCGATGGGGTCGTCGTCACGCACATCGACCAGACAGACGAAACCGACGTTAACCTGCTTCAACGGCTGGCCGAGGAACACGACGCGATCTCCACGATCAAGGCCGGACGGCTTCTCTTCATCGCGCAAGGGCAGGCGACAACAGCATCAGGCCAACCGCTCCCGGAACTCGCCATCACGCGGTCGATTGGCGACGGGCATCAGTTCTCAGTCGCAGACCGCGCCGGCTACACAGCGGTACGCGCCTACTACAACGACATCCACAAGGCAGAGCGCGCGAGCGTCCTGGTCAATGAGGAAAACACCACCGAAGAAGGCGAACCCATAGCTGTTGGTGGCGTGAAGGAACTGATCCACATCTATGTCCGAAAGGCGACAGCGGAACGGGCTGTTCGAGAGCAGTGGCGCAAGATAAACCAGTCTGGAAATCGGCAGGAATACACCGGCGTTCGCGCGTACTACTGGACGGACAAACGCCGCACGAAAAAGGCCTCGGTCATGGCGGGCAAAGACTCACCCCCTCCTGCGCCTCCGGTCACCGAAGCCAGCGCCGAGAACGTCAAGACCCTGCGCCACGTATATGCGACAAAGGCAAATGCACTTCGCGCCGCCCAGTCTGAGTACCGCCGACTGCGACGCGGCATGGCCGCCTTCAATATCACCCTGGCCCTGGGTCGCCCTGATGTATCACCCGAATCACCGGTGTCCGTCTCCGGGTTCAAGCCGGAGATCGACAGCACGAAATGGATCTGCGTGCGCGCCACACATCAGATCAATAGCGGAGGCTTCACGACGTCGGTCGATCTTGAGGTAAGGCCAGACGACTTGGAAATCAGTAGCTGATGCTCAACGGATACAGCTACCGGGTGGAGATGTAAAAAGGTCGGATTGATCCGGCCTTTTTCAATGCTAGCTCAGGGCTTGAACGTCTTTCTGCCGCCGGCTGCGTCCTCTTCCATGGTCACGCAGCTCTCAAGGATTTGATAGCTGCCGCCGCCAAAGGCCCCCACCTCAGAACAATGCCGGCGGATTCTCGGCGACACGCCGTCCCATCTCGACCGGATGCTGTCATAAGAGCCCTGTTCAAGCTGGATGCAGCTATTGAAGATGGTGTGTGATCCGCCGCCGAACTGCGAAACCTTCTCGCAGTGTTTATCAACGTCGAACCGCGGCAAAGTCTGTGCCATCGCAACCGCAGGCAGCAAGGCGCCCAGAAAAATGAATGTCCTCGCCGTCATGAGCCCTGCCCCCAGCGACCAACTAATTCATTCGCCATTTAAGCGCCCCCTTTAGACACGTCGCCTTTACATCTCATCACAGTAACAACCGCTGCACTCGTGGCCTCGTCCATCAACGCGATGTTCAACAATATGTTCAGCGCACCTGGAACATCACGTCCGTTCTCATAGCGACACCCGGCGGACTGTGTGGCCCCAAACCGCCCCCAGAACTCGGTCTGGTTAAGACCTGCGGCCTTGCGAAGCGCCTTCACCTCGGCGCCGGTGTACTGATGCAGTTTCATTCGCAGCTTATCCCCCCGCCCCAAATTCCGGCTCGGGGATCTCCCCTGTTTCGCACAGCCGGCGAAATTCAGCCTCACTAAGAGTTATCGAGCCGCGCTGTTGGGCGTCGTGCATCTTGGTCGGCCCGGCGTTCGGGCCACAGCACAGCACTGCCAGCTGCGTGGTGACTGTCTTCACCACCTTCATGCCAGCCTGCGCGGCCTGTTCCTCAAGATTCTCGCGCAGCGCTTGAGCAAACCCGGTGAACAGAATCTGCGGCCGACTGTCTGGCGAAGCCTTGGGTGAAGGGGGTGGCGGTGGCGGCATGTGCGGCTGCGCCAGCACGGCCTCGCTTCCATCCAAGTACGCCAGAACCCTGAACTTCAGGAAGGTCCGCAGCCCGCCGTCCTCCTCACTGAAGCCCGTGATGTAGTGCCCACGCTCAGACCATGCCCTTAGAGTATGCTCTTTGACTGAACCGCTCGCATTGCGGTAACGCATCCGCAGCTCCATACGTCCCCCATCACCAGTTGCCCGATCTGGATCGCCCGTGCGCGCGCTCCGCTACAGGCGTTTTTTTGAAGCGCCCGCCTCCGGGCTGCTCATGACCTGGCCACCGCCGGCTGCATCACCCTGCACAACTTGGCCAATCGTGGCCCCGCTGATCTTCAGCGACGGTGCCGCCGGGTGCGTGTAGCCCCCGATCATCGCCAGCACCATTGCGCGCCCGCGATCGTCCATCGCGCGATAGCCCGCAAGCAGCGCCGATTCATCGGGTGCAAGCACCCCGCCAGCGCGCCCAGTGACGATGTAGAGGATGTCGGCGCCGGCCTCCGCGAAGCGCCGCAAATACTCAGCGTCTGGGCTCCTCTCCCCCGACTCATAAAAGCGCTGTGTCTTCGGTGCCACCCCAAGCTGATCCTGGGTAAGCCCTAGCCTGAGCCGCTCTTCTCGGATTCTTTCGCCGAGCAGTACCATTTGTTCCTATCCATGTTGACAACAGTACCGATCGGTACTATTGTTCGCCTGTGTCCCTTGTGTCCCTCTAAGTATATCCATGACAACCGTATCGAGCGTCATCGCGTCCATGCCGCGCCAGCGCGTCCCGCGTGGCGCAGCACCCAAGAAGCTGCGCGTTGCACTGCCGCCCCATTTGCTCGAGCTGGTCGAGCGCGACGCAGAACGTGAGATGCGCACCCTCTCTGCGCAGGCCGCCACCTGCATCGCAAAGTTCTACGCCCAGCAGGAAAAGGAGTCCTGAGCCATGAAGCACATCGCTATTTCCATCGAGTACGCCGGGCTGACGCTGCCGGTCATCAAGAACGAGCAGGGGGTGGAGATCGTTCCTCTTAAGCCGATCACCGACGTTTTCGGTATTGACTGGATGAACCAGTACAAGAAGATTCAGGACGACTGGCGGGCTGAATTCCTTGGAGTCTGCATAGGTGATATCGCCTATGCAGGTGAGCAGAAACGGAAGCTGGTCTGCATCCGCCTCGACCGTGTTGCCGCGTACCTGATGAGCTTGAGTCCGGCCAAGATCCGCGCCGCTGGCAACGAGTCTGGTGCTGCGTTTCTTCAAGCGAAACTGGTTGAATGGGCCGACGCCCTGCACGACTACGAGACCTTCGGCAGCGCCCACAACCCGCGCCACGCCGATGCCCGCCTCGCATTGCAGCGCACCGGCATGCTGCTCAAGGCACTTCGGCAGCGCACCAACACCCGCAACCCAAGCGACCGCGCCTTGATCGACGCCACCATCGCTCGCCTTGCAGCCGAGTCCGGCCTTTCGGTCGAAAACGCAATGCAGCCTGCTCCCCATAGCGGCGACCTCTTCGAAAGCGGCACCTGAGCCGCGCCTTCACTCTGGCCCTCAAGCCCGCGCCCGTCTCCATTCGATTTCACCCCTCGCACATGTCCAACATCCAAGACGCCTTCTACGCCACATGCCACGACGCACCCGGCGGCTGCGAATCCCTCGCGCCCCGCATGGGCACTACGCCCGCTGTGCTGCGTAACAAGGCCAACCCGCACAACACCGCCAACGTGCCCAGCCTCAAGGACGCCGACCAGGTCATGGGGCTGACGGGCGACTACCGCATCCTGCACGCGCTCTGCGCCAACCACGGCCACGTGGCGGTGCCCGTGGATGCGCACGGCAACAGTGGTGATCTTGCTGTGCTGGAACTGGTGACGCATGTATGGGCCGCCAATGGCAACGTAGGCGCAGCGGTCGATAGCGCACTGGCCGACGGTCGGGTCGAGCTGCGCGAGCTCAAGCCGGTCCGCGCAGCAATCTATCGAACCCAGCAGGCGCTGCTGAACATGCTGGCCAAGCTGGAAGAAATGGCCGAACCCGAGGAGCACCGCTAATGGCCGCAAAGTCCAAATATGCGCGCCGGCGTTGTGGTCGCCCGCACATCAACTGCCCAGTGTGCGGCGACACCATGCGGGTGTATGCCAGCCGGCCGGTTTCCAGCGGCACCCGCGAACTGTTTTTCAAGTGCCTGAACACCGACTGCGACGCCAGCTACCGCAGCGTTCTGCAGCACATCAACTGCATCATCGATTCTCTGCTGCCCCCTGAAGATCCTCGGCGCCTGTCCGCCGACGCCGACATGCCGAAACTACGTCGACGCGACCCCGCAGGCCCCGACCCCCGCCAGCTAAGCCTGCCCGAGCTACCCGGCGCCGGATAAGCCCAGGCCGCCACAGCACTCCCCACACAACCCGATTGCACCGATCCCGCTCGCCAGTTTCTGGCGCGCGCGGACCTCTTCACGCCCAAATAACCTGCCGCCATGGATTCACGCCTGCACGCCGACATCACCGCCCGCCTCGACCGCGACTTCCAGTTCAAGGAGAAGGGCGAATGGCTGCGCCAAGGGCGGTGCCCGAGCTGCGACAGCAAGAGCATATGGACCAACGCCGAGCACCCCTGGGTGCTCACCTGCGAGAAGGCCAACAAGTGCGGGCAGACGTGGCACGTGAAGGAGCTCTACCCCGACCTGTTCGAAAAGTGGTCCGAGCGCCACCCGGTCACCGACGCCAACCCGCACGCCGCCGCCGACGCCTACCTGCGCGACGCGCGCGGCTTCGACCTGGAACGAATCAAGGGCTGGTACTCGCAAGAGCACTACTACGACCGCGCCATCAACCTTGGCAGTGCCACGGTGCGCTTCCCGGTGGCCAATGCGTACTGGGAGCGCATCATCGACGAGCCGCACCGGTTCGGATCGAAGAAGGCGCACTTCAAGAAGGGCATCCACTACGGTCACACCTGGTGGGTGCCGCCCGGCCTCGACCTGGTGGGCGCCAAGGAAGTGTGGATTGTCGAAGGCATCTTCGACGCCATCGCCCTGCTGCACCACGACCTGGTCGCCGTATCGGCCCTCACCTGCAACAACGACTGCGCGCAAAGCATCGAGGCGCTGGGCCAGGCCTGCGACGCCGCCGGCCGCGACCGCCCCACGCTGGTGTGGGCGCTGGATGGTGACAAGGCCGGCCGCAGCTACACCCGCAAGCACGTGAAGGCCTGCCGCGAGGCTGGCTGGGACGTCACCGCCGCGCAGATCCCCCAGCAGGGCCGCACCAAGCTCGACTGGAACGACATGCACCAGCGCGACCGGCTGCAGTCGAAGAACTTCACCGAATACCGCTACCACGGCGCACTGCTGGTGGCCGAGAGCGCCGGCGCCAAGGCCGTGTTGATGTACCAGCACGGCAACGGCAGCAGCTTCCCCTTCGAGTTCGACCACCGGCTATGGTGGTTCAAGCTCGACCTGGACAAGTACCACAAGGCCAGCGAGGCCATCGCCGACGCCGAGCCCGACCTTAAGAAGGAAGAGGTGCGCGAGCGCGCGCTGCTCGAGGCGCACGCCGTCACCGAGATCGCCACCTGCTACCCGCAGGCCCTGTACTACCAGCGCCAGGAGATCACCGACGAGTCCTGGTACTACTTCCGCGTCAGCTTTCCGCACGGCCCGCAGCCGGAGAAGAACACCTTCACCGCCGCACAGATCGCCGGCGCCGCTGAGTTCAAGAAGCGCCTGCTGGCCATGGCTTCGGGCGCCATCTACACCGGCAGCACCGGCATGCTGGATGCGCTGATGAAAAAGCAGCTCGCCCGCCTGCCGGTGGTCGAAACGGTCGACTTCATCGGCTACAGCAAGGGCGACAAGGCCCACCCGCACCGCGCCTACATCTTCGGCGACATCGCGGTGCAGGCCGGACGCTGGGTGGCGCTCAACGACGATGACTACTTCGAGCTGGGCAAGCTCAGCATCAAGAGCCTGAATCAGTCTGTCGGCCTGCACATCAACACCAACACGGCCGAGTTCCGCACCGAGTGGGTGCGCGACCTCTACACCGCCTTCGGTGCCAAGGGCATCGTGGCCCTGGCCTTCTGGTTCGGCACGCTGTTCGCCGAGCAGATCCGCGAGCAAGACAAGTCCTTCCCCTTCCTCGAGGTGGTGGGCGAGCCCGGCGCCGGCAAGACCACGCTCATCGAATTTCTGTGGAAGCTGTTCGGGCGCCTGGACTACGAGGGCTTCGACCCCAGCAAATCCACCCTGGCCGCCCGCTCGCGCAACTTCGCCCAGGTGAGCAACCTGCCGGTGGTGCTGATCGAGTCCGACCGCGACAGCAGCGGCGACGGCAAGAAGGG